ACTTATATCTACACAGACAGCTTCTAATAGTGCTACGATTTCTTTTACAACAGGATTGGATTCTACTTATGATATGTATGAGTTTAAGTTTATAAATATTGCACCAAGAACTGATGATGTTCAATTTCAATTTAATTTTAGTACAGATTCTGGTTCTAATTACAATGTAACAAAAACTACTACTGCATTTTATAGTCAACATAATGAAGCAGATACAAGCACTTCATTAACATATTGGGGTTCAGGAGATTTAGCTCAATCAACAAGTTATCAAATTTTTACTGGTGGTACAGGAAATGGTTCAGATGAATCTGTATCAGGTTATATGCAATTATTTAATCCATCTTCTACTACATACGTTAAACATTTTATATCATGTATTAATGATTATACATCTGATAATCAAAGCACAAATTTTTTTCATGCTGGTTATGCTAATACTACAAGTGCAGTTAATGCTATTAATTTTAAATTTGGATCTGGTAATATGGATGGAGTAATTAAACTATATGGAGTAAAGAAAAGCTAATTATGCCGATTATTAAATACAACAACCAATCATTATCTTCTATTACTGCACTGCCATCTGCAATCCCAACAGGTAAATTAAAACTAATTAGTTCGCAGACAGCAAGTAACTCAGCTTCTATTAGCTTCACTACAGGATTAACTTCAACTTATAAAGTTTATAAGTTTGTGTTTGTGAATATTAAATCAGCAACAGACATTGTTGATTTTCAATTTAATTTAAGCATAGATACTGGAAGTAATTATAATGTTACCAAAACAACCACATCATTCAAAACAAGACATGATGAATCTGATGCTAGTGCAGAATTAGCATATTTTACAAATTATGATTTAGCACAATCTACTGCATTTCAAACATTATCAAGAGAACAAGGTAATGGTGCTGATGAATCTTGTTCAGGAACATTACAATTATTTAATCCTTCATCAACAACTTATGTAAAACATTTTATAGCTACAACTAATTTTTATAATGGTGGTGATCTTTGTGAAGGATTTTATATAGCAGGTTATGGTAACACTACAAGTGCTGTAAATGCTATAAACTTTAAATTTAGTTCTGGTAATATATCAGCAGGAACAATATACTTATACGCAATAGACAACTCATAATGCCACTAATTAAATTAAATAACAGATCAATTAAAGATGTAACATCATTACCTTTTGGTGTTGGCACTCTTGTTCATATACAATCACAAACTGCTAGTAACAGTGCTTCAATATCTTTTACTACTGGTATTAACTCTACATACAAAGAGTATCAGTTTTATTTTATAGATATTCATGCAAGAACAGGTGGAACTGAATTTTCATTTCAATGTTCTACAAATGGTGGTTCAACTTATGCAACAACAGTAACATCTACTTCTTTTCTTGCTTATCATTATGAATCAGATGCGGCTACTGATTTAACTTATATTACAGCAGATGATCAAGCACAAGGAACTGCGTTTCAAAGATTGATATGGAATGGATCTGCAGGAAGTGGAGCAGATGAAAATATGGCTGGTTCATTACAATTATTTAATCCAGCATCTACAACTTATGTTAAACATTTTATATCAAATATAAATACATTACATGGTTCTGCAATTTCTGCACAATGTTTATATGCAGGATATTACAATACTACTTCAGCAATAAACGCAGTAAGATTCCAAATGTCTAGTGGAAACTTTGATGGAACTATTGCTATGTTTGGTGTTCTTTAAAATGGTAGGCATTTTAAAAAACACAAGCTACACTACGTTTCGCAGGAGTCTGTAATATAGGTTGTTTAAACAATTAAATTAATATAAAGGAGATAATATGGAACATAAATTAGTAGATGGCAAAGTAGTTTATCTAACGCCACAAGAAATATTAGAAAGAAATAACGAAGCTGTTCGTTGGCAACAAGGAGCTTTTGACAGAGCTATAAGTGCTTTGCGCAGCAAACGTAATCAATTATTAAAAGATTGTGATTATACAATATTACAAGATAGCGTATTAACACCTGCTAAAAAATCAGAGTGGATGGTATATAGAACTAATCTTAGAAATATAACTCAAGGTTTAACAACTGTTGAACAAGTTAATGCTGTTGTATTTCCTGTAATGCCAAGAAACTAAAATGCCAAAACAAGGTTTGTACGCTAACATAAATAGACGTAAAAGACTTGGCATATCAAGACCAAAATCTAAATCTACTATCTCTTCAAAAGCATATAGATTTATGAAGATGGGTTTTAAAAAGAAAAAATAAAAAATGAGTTGCTGTTCTAATGTAAATGTAACACCAATAACAATTGGTGGTGGGAATGGTTCAACAGCTTATGACGCTTTTGGTAGATTAAGATTTTCAGAACCATTTACATTGTTTGATTCACAAAACAGATATGCTTTAGATGACCAATTTGATTCATCAACATCTGGAAGTGGTTCAACATCATTTGCAACAAATGAATCTTCAGTTAATTTAAACGTAACCACAACATCAGGTGATAAAGTTATAAGACAAACATACAGACGTATGCCTTATCAACCTGGTAAGAGCTTACTTATTCTTGCAACGTTTTGCATGAATACTGCAAAAACAAATGTTAGACAAAGACTTGGTTACTTTGATAATAACAACGGAATATTTTTAGAAGTTAATGGAACAGGCGCTCCAACTTTTGTAGTGCGAACAAATACTTCTGGTTCTCCAGTAGATACAAATTCTGCAGCACAATCTGCTTGGAATGGAGATAAGTTAGATGGTACTGGTGCTAGCGGTTATACATTATATACAGACAGAGTTAATATATTTTGGTGTGATATTGAATGGCTAGGCGTTGGTAATGTTAGATGTGGTTTTGTTATTAATGGACAATTTATAGTTTGTCATACTTTTCAATGCGCTAATCAATCTGGTAATACAAAAGTATATATGGAAACAGCTTTGCTTCCAGTTAGATATGAAATAGAAAATACCGGAACAGCAGCAAGTTCATCATCATTAAAACAAATTTGTTCTACAGTTATTTCTGAGGGTGGTTATCAGCAAATGACACAAGATACTATTGCCAGAAGAACATCAGTTCTTGGAACTATTGGTACTACATTCTTACCATTAACATCTATTAGACTTAAATCTACAAGATTAGGTAGTATTGTTATATTAAATAGAGTGCAAGTTTTACCAACCACAAATCAAAATTACGAAATTTGTTTAGTTAAAAATTCAACACTTACATCTCCTTCTTGGACAGCATTAACAGATAACGTTGAGTATGATAACTCTGCGACAGCAATGACAACATCTGCATCAAGTATTTATCAAACTGATTATGTAACATCATCTGCGCAAGGAAGAACAGTATTAGCTGCTCCAACAGGATATAATTTTTCATTTCAATTGGGTGCATCTATATCTGGAACTAGCGATACATTTACATTAGGAATTAGAACTGTATCAGGAGCTACAACTGGAGATGCTTTTGGTTCAATATCATTTTACGATTTAACTTTATAACATGGCTAATCTTTATAAAAACGCTTTCTATGATCCTGCAGTTACAACTCCAGTTACTGTTTATACAACGCCTGTAGAAAAAACTGCATTAATAAAAAATATTCAATTAACAAATGAGTCTGGCAGCAAAATAGTAAAAGTATATGTAAGAGATAGTTCGGCTTCTACGGATTATCAAATTGCTTATGCTAGTTTTTCTGGATCTTCTATTTGTAATTTAATACAAGCACCGATTGTTTTAGAACAGGGTGATTTATTAAAGATTGAATCATCTTCTACAGCAGGTATAAGCGGAATAGTTAGTTTATTAGAAGTTTATTATTAATGGATGTAGTAAGAATACCTAAAGAAGAAGTAGATAAAGTTTGGATTCTAGTAAGAGAATATATTAGAAATGCTTTAATATATTCTGGTAGTCATCACCATGCCGACCATTACAAAGATTTAATAAAAGACGGTAAATTACAGCTTTGGATTATATGGGATGAAGATAAACCTACTATTAATGAACAATTTAATGGACTTGTTCTTTCACAAATTATACAAAGAAGCATAAAAAAAGTGTTACATTTACCTATGGTTACAGGTAAAAATAGACAACAATGGCAAGATTTAATTGTAAAGATAGAGAATTTTGCTATAGATCAAGGATGCGATTGCATGGAATTAATTGCAAGACCAGGTTGGCAAAAGATTCTTGATAAACATAATTACTACAGAACTCATGTAGTGTTAGAAAAAAACTTAAAAAAAGAGGAAAAATAATATGTCATTTCTAGGCGGCGGTGGTGGTGGATCAGGAACTACAGTTACATCAGTAACTCCTTATGCTCCAGCTCAACCAGCATTAAATCAAATTTTAGCAAACGCAGGATATTTATATCAGCAAGGAGTGTCACCTTATGTTGCTCCATCTGAACAAACATTAACTGGTTTAGGAATTCAAGAATCATTAGGCACAGCAGCTGCACAACAATTAGCAGGAACATTAGCTGGTCAATATACAAAT